ACAGGGAAACCGCTGGAACCCTCACTTAAATCCTATTACTGCAAGAGTAGGTATTAATCAAGGAGGAGTTATGGCAGATCTTAGTTTTAGTTTCGACCCTGCACAGGTTCTAGTTAATCAGAGCGCAGCAAGTGATGCAGCTAGTGCAGCAGCAGCAGCAGCAACTACTGCAAACGCGGCAAGTAATACGGCCTCGGCAGCAAGTGTAACGGCTGCGTCAGCATCAAACAAGGCAAGTGAGGCTTCCGTAGCAGTAATTGGGGCCATTAAATCAGTTCCTGGTTCAGGTTCAAGAGCGGTACATGAGATTATGCGGACTTCAGCAAATCTTATTAAGTACGTGTACAGCTCGAATGCTGCGGCATAAAATAGATTCCTCGGGTTTACTACAAGCTCGAGGATCTACTTACAATTTAATCAGAAAGGAATTAAGACATTGAAGATAGTACACTGGTCTAATTTTGCACCGTCTGAGAGTGGTATGTATGAGAGTGTTCGAGATCAAATTAAGTATGAAAGAAAAGAGGGTCATCAATCAGATATAGCTGTTCATCATGTTGAAGATGGTGGAGTGGAAATTAAGACTGATGGTTGGCTCAAATCGATCACTTGGAAGGAAGCAGAGAAGGCTGACGTGTGGGTAATGCATTCAGCTATTCCTGAGAAGTTGAAGGAACTTGGAAAGACCAAAGTAAAGGTAGCTGTCTTGCACGGCCCAACAGAACATATGCTTCTAAAGGAGTGGTCAAAGGGTGGAGCCTCGTTTAATATACATGTAAATTTACTGTGGGAATATGATGCAACTGTATGTTTGAATACTCATGAATATGATATAATGAAGTTCTATGATGAGAAGGGTAGTAGGTGTAGGTATATTCCGAACTCTATTGATCTTGAAAAGTTCGAGGATATTCATCCCTGGCATTATCAGCATCACCCTGCAATCCTGTCTTGTGATACTCCAAGAATAGAGAAACTTCCTCTTCATATAATCTGGGCGATGCCATTTCTTCAGGAGAATTATAAGTTACCGGATGCACGGCTTAACATATACTCACTTCCTCTTGAGCCAATAGCGACTTGGAGGGGTATATTTTGTAGGTCCCATCAGTGGAAGTTAGCGAAGTGCTGTGAGAATATACAACTCGCAAATAATGATTTAAGACCCTTTCAGGCAGGATGTGATATAGGCTTCAACAATAATTATTCAGGTATTGCCTCACGTGTAACAATGGAGATGATGGCTTGTGGTGTACCCGTAGTAAGTTACGGTGGAGAGTACACGAAATATCATGCAAAGATATTTGACTTACCATCGATTGCTGAACAGATTAATAGATGTTGGCAGGATCTGACAACAAAAGGCAGTACATTAAAAGAGGAAACACTTGCTTATGCAAAGAATAACTTTGACAGAAGTAAGCATGTAAAACAATATATCCAACTTTATGAGGAACTTCTTAATAAAAGGAGAGACAAATGATTTCTAAAGTATCTTATATTATTGATGTTGAAATAGAACATAATGATAATGATAATGCTGATAAGAAGGGAATAATCAGCCGTACTAGGCAAAGCATTAAGCGAGTTATATTTGACAGCCCTGATGCTGTAAAACCTGCCAAGATTCAGATTAAAACTACTAAATAAGGAGAGGTGTTATGGCAGATTTGAGCATGAGCTTTAATCCAGCTTTAGTAGCGACAAATAGTGATGCAGCTTCAAGCGCCTTGGCTGAAGCTAATGCAGCAAGTGCGACTGCGGCGGCAGCAAGCTCAGCGATAGCAGCGCAATCGGCGGCGTGGGAAGCTGTTGCTAATCCGCTTACAGCACAGCTTGGAATTGGTGAGCATGATCTTAAACTTGATTCTCTTCTTTCTGCTGATGGGAAGTATAGTGGTTTGACTTGCGATGGAGTTCTTGGAGCTACTCTTGCCTTTGGTGATCTGGTGTATTTGAATACCACTGACCAAAGGTGGGAGCTTGCTGATGCTGATGCAGAGGCCACTGCTGGAGATGTGCAGTTGGCTATTGTTTTGGTTGCTGGTGTTGATGGTAATACAAGGCTTTTGCTATTACAAGGTTTTGTCCGCGAAGATGACTGGAATTTTACAAGTTATGGACAGGCGTTGTTTGTAAGTTGTACTGCTGGGGATATGACTCAGGATGTTTCTGCATATACAACTGGCGATATAGTCCGTGTAGTTGGTCATGCAAGCAGCTTTGCAGATCAGATTTATTTTAATCCTTCAGGAACGTGGCTGGAAATAGCATAGGAGACATCATGACAATTAAATATCCTACTAATTGTGATTCACCAAGTAAAAGAACTGAGTATCTTTATAGAGCTCAAGAACTCTTGCGTGAACTTCATAATTATTTCAGCGATTGGTCGCATAAAGGAGAGTTAACAGAAACTCAGCATGAGACTCTCCCAAAGACTATTTCTGCTAAGTATCCTCACGAATCAAAACTTTCTGAAACAGACATCAAAAAGTTTATGGATGAGGATTTTACGCCTCGTTCTGACAAGATCTGTCAGGAAATTTGTATTCAAAGAGCTCTTCTAAAATCATCATCTGCCTGGTTTATTGACATAGGAGAAATCTAAATGGCTTACGAAGATTTTACAACTTATACAGAGTTTGATGAAGGTTCTGCTGTTACTGTTGATAGTGCTACTAAGGTTTCGTGGGCATCTCTTAAAACAAGAAACGAGACTTCTTATTTATATAAGGATAAGGGAGTAAATTACTTCGCTGGTGATTTTACTCATAAGTTTGAAATACAATTTTCGCCTATGGGTGATATTGCGTGGTCTAATCATTGGATGCTTTCTAATACGGTTGGGGATACTCAAGATGTAATGGATGCGAGTGCTGATGCTTATGCGCTTTTTTCTTATGATAATACCGAAGCTATTTATCTGAGATTGTTTGAAAGTGGAAGTATGGTAGATGACTCTTGGGCTGCTCCTGGTCCCCAGTCTTCAACAATTTATTATATAGAAATTGTTAGGGATGACGATGGTGGGGCAAACAGTACAGGCAGAGTAACTGCTTATATAAGAACTGGAAGTCATTCTGGAGTGCTACGAGATACTTTAGTAGTAGACTGTTCTGTCGGAGAACAAAATAACTTTAGATATATTTATGGACTAGCTACTTCAGACAAAAATGATTTTGAAGAAGGACTTGCTACTGGCTTTACCCAAAATCTTGATATTGGAGAAGCTGTAGGCTGGACAGGTAAGATAAGCGGAGTGTCTTCGCCTGCTAAAGTATGTGGCGTAGCTGCGGCAAATATTACAAGTGTTATGGGAATATCATAAATTTAAAGGAAGGAGTATTATGAAGAAACTATTTTTAGGTCTTGCATTTGTGGTTATAACAACTCTTTTAAGTTCATTGGCCTTGGCTGATTCAACTGTTACTTTTGCCTGGGAACCAAATTTCGAAAGTGATCTCGCTGGTTACAGATTATATCAGACAGAGATTAAAGGCGAATACACCTTTGGTAAGGACAATGCTGTTGCAGTAATACCTGCGGGTACAGAAACAGTTACTCTTGGGACCGTCAAGGATGGTGAAAAGTGGTGGGTCTTGACGGCTTATGACTTTGCTGGAAATGAAAGTGGTCGTAGTAATGAAGTAACCGTGGTATTGGATTCAACATCTCCTGACAAACCATCAACTCTTAATGTAATCGTTGTTGTAAAGGTCGTAGTAGAATGACAGAAGACAGTTTTCAAGAACATAGATTAAAAATTTTAGGTGACATCCAAAGACAGAATGATTCTCTGATAAAACTGCAGGATATTGTATCATCTTTAGTTGTCGAGATAGTACAGATTAAAACAACCGCAAGAACTAAGACGATTGCTTGGGGTAGTTTTGGTGGAGGTCTCGTAGTAATAGTAACTATTGTTATTGCTGTAATCACTTTATGGGGTACTTTTCTGGGAAAGGGATAGCTAATGGGATTTTTGTCTTCCTTATTTAAATCACAATTACCTGATATTATTAAGCGATTAGATAACATCGGACATGACTTGACCACTACGCAGAAAAATATCGAACAGCTGTTGCTTTTCGAAGAAACATATAACGGGAAGAAGGACGAGCTTATTAAGTCAGCTATTGATGAGTGGGGCGTAGCAATGTGGTTGAAAGATCTTAATAGTAGATTCCTCTATGCGAATAAAGCCTGCTTAGATAAGATCTTAAAGTGTACTTTGGAAGAAGCACTAAATCTGAAGAACGGTGATTTAAAGAATGACATGTTGGCCCAGGTTTGTATGCAGAGCGATAAGAAAGTGCTGGAAAGTCAAACGACTATGCGTTTTATCGAACACGCTGTTTATCCTGACGATACTAATGTTTGGATAGATACGGTTAAATCACCTGTATTTTCCGACGGGGAGTTGGTTGGAATAATTGGGAATGCTGTAGATATTACTAATAATGTTCCGCTGATTGTTAAAGAATTACACAGAGAAGCCAGCTCTATCGAGATTAATGTAAATACAACAATAGGTAAAGCACAATTGATCACATTCTTAGAGAGAAGAAGTGAACCAAGAATTTATACTAAATAGAGGAGAATGAAATGTGTCAAGCTAAAGAATGGATAAAGATGAATGAGGGGCTAGTATTGAAGTTATTCAAGTGTACTGCTGGTAAATTTTCAATCGGATACAGCCGAAATATCGAAGACAATGGGATTTCAAAAGATGAAGCTGAACTAATGCTGAAAAATGATCTTGAGACAGCTAGAACAACTCTTTATAATATCTTTGGTTTTGAGTTCTTTCTATTATTACCTGACAATTGTAAGACTGTATTAATAGATATGATGTATACTCTTGGAGCAGCAAAATTCAGGACGTTTACAAGATTAATTCAGGCTGTGAAGAATAAGGACTTCTATGAAGCTGCAACAGAGATATTTGACTCGAAATACGCCAGAAAGGATGTACCTGAACGGGCGAAAAGAAACGCAAAACTAATGGAAAGTTGATAAGGAGACTTTACTATGAAGAGACTAAACATAACAAGCATCTCAATAATGATATTAATTCCGGTTCTATTCCTGGCGGTAATTACACTTATTCTTACGGCAGGTTGTACAACTGGGCAGATTCAGGTTGACCAGGACTCTCAAATTACTATTGCGAAGATTGCAGGGAGGAGAGCGGGTTACGAGTTGGAGTCTCAATATCCTAAAATATCATACGAAGTTCTTACTTTGAGTAAGGATATTTTATCCTCCAAGGAACCTGATCTTGTAAGAATTGCAATCAATAGTGTAGTAGTTATTCTGGCCTCTGAAATAGATGATCCATTACTGGCGGCTGATCTGCAAGATGTTATAGCTTTAATTAAGGTTGAAACTGGGATTGAGATCTCAGATGAACATATGCAGATAATTCAGGCAACGGCAAGTGGACTGGTTTCCGGTATTGAAATTGCAAGGAGGGAGTTATGAACGAGAAACTTGAACTATTAAGAGCTGTTACAAGATCAATAGCATTTCTTATTCCTCTGTGTGCAGGTTGTATTGGTCTCTTTGTTCTGCCAGGAGTACAAGATACATTAGTGGGCTTCGTATTAGGAGCTGCTACAATGGCAGGGACCTTCTATTTTAAGAAGAGTGAAGACTAATATAAGAGCCTCCAGGTAACTTGTCTAAGCCTGGAGGCTCTTATCGAGTAAACTAGTCTTTTTCTCCGATCCAGCTATACCAAATTCCTGGTTTCCCTTGTGGGGACTTATACTGCCTTGAAACACTTCCTATTTTAATGCAAGTACTAATCACAGTATCAAACTTACCCGCATCTATATCCCTCCAAACTAAGGACATTAACTGCTTTTCTAAAATCGTTCCCTGTCTTTGAATAATCTGAAGTACAAGAGCTACATCAGGAGTAATTTCACTTCTCCCAACTGCAGCAAACGCCTTCTGCATTCCTTTTTCATTATCCTCAATTGTAGCTAAGGCTTCTTCAAACTCAGCAACTTTGACTGTTAGACTGTTAGTCTTGGCTGCGGATAGAAGGACAGCTAACTTTAATGTAAGTGTTGGTTTACGACTATACCATCCCCGAAAGACAGGATCTTTACAAATTCTATTGGAATCTAATTCTTCATAATTATTATACCAAGTTCTCCACCATTCTCTACTCTCTGGAGAATATGTATAAGCTCCCATTATTCTTGCTATAGTAGTAAGGTCATAAATTAAGTGTTTTTTAAGTTCCTTGATTTCAGGAGAACTCTCTGGAACATCAACTTTCTTTTCTTTCTTCTCTGCCCAAACAAATAATATCCTTGAGGTAAGGCCGCCACCAATTGCTGTACTTGGAAGTGCACTGGCAAGACTCTCCGGAGTTGTTCCTGCTAGTAAGGAGAGAAATGGAGAGTCAATTACATTACTGCCAGCACCCTTGGTTCTATATCTATAAGGCCTAATCTTACAATCATATAGATCTGTGAGTAATACTAACATCTTAGTATTATCTCTTTTTTGTCCTAGGAAGCTTTCAAACTCTCCTGATATAATAGATAATGAATTATGTGTTAGTACAGTTCCGTTGGCTGTCATCTCTTCAGTCTTAGCAAGTTCTAAGTCTTCCAGCATTGCCTGTGGAGTAATTGCATCTGCCGAGGTCACTATTACAGAAACCTCAGATAGTATTTCCTCTGCATAGGAGATTGCCTGTGTCTTACGAGAAACTCCTGGTTCTGAGACAAAAACAACAAAGAGATTAGGATGAATCCTTAGTCTTCCAAATTTAAACCAGACTTTCTTTCTAAGAGCCGCTGAAATTGCAGACAACGCCGCCCACTTGTGGAAACGTTTTGGAGGTTCAGTATCATATGTATACTCTAAATATGACTCTATCCAGTTATTAAGTCTTCTCTTTGTAGTTTCCATTATATATAGTAGACAGGAAGTCCTGTTCCCTCAGCTAAGACTATTTCTGCTTGAACTCCTTTACTGTTAAGAGCTCCTGGTAAGAGTAAGACGACAATTGCTTCAGCCCAACGGAGTAAAAAAGAATCTGAATAAGCCTGCCAGAATTCATAATCTCTTGGAAGGCCATGAGCTATGGCAATGGGATGACAATGGACTATGGGAGAGAAGACTAGATAATTCTCCTTTAACAGTCGTGCTGAGACTTGTAGAGCCTCTTCGTAGCGAGAAATCATAACCTCTTTATCTTCGTGTGTATAAGGGCTTGCTAAATAGATTCGATTTTCGTTGTAAGAAACGTCAAATTTTGCGATTTCTGAATTATTCATAATACCTCCATACCTTTTAAGTCAGACCAATTATCTCCAACCTGAAAATCTAAGTCTATAGTAAATTCTTCTTCGTTATAACTTAAGGGATAAAGCATGGCTTCTTTCATAGCTTTAGCTGCTCTTTCAACTTTATCTTCATCTACTATAATATAAAGACTGTCATGCAACTGGATTACTATATCCAGCCAATCACCATGCCTTTCATAAAGTCTTACAAGGGATTGATTTAAGAGATCTCCTACAGTAGACTGGGGTTTAAAGGAATATGCAGATCTGAACAAAGGTCCATCTTCACCTGGTTTAGGCCATCTGTCCAGGAAGCGATGTTTCCTTCCTAGAAGATTAGTCAAGGTTCTTGTTTTTCTTAATTCGTTTTGAATTCTGGTATGCCACAGCTCCAGTTGGGGACATGTCTCTTTATCAATTCTAATAAGCTCCTTTGCCCTTCCCAGCTTAATTCCTAACATGTGAGCTAATACACCGGGGCCTGCCGCATAGTTCCTTGCGTGCCGAATTGTTTTACCTATTCTCCTCTGTTCAGGAGTTATATCATTAATAGGAATCCCAAATATCTCAGAGGCTTTAAGTTTATGTACATCCCAAGCATTTTCTTCTCTCTCCTTTTTAGTAGCTCCAAAGGAATCTTTGAATAACTTCTTAAGCTTATGATCATTACTTAAGTAAGCAGTTACAACTGCCTCTGCTTGGATATAATCTGCGGTGAGAAACTTCTTTCCTTCTCCGGCTGTATAGAATACTCTTGCAGCCTTGGGAATATTCTGTAAATTTCCGGGTCCGAAGGGAAAGATGATACTACCCGAAGAACTCCACCTCCCGAAGGATTTCTGTGACCCTTCTTCATCGTAGATTAAATGTTTTCCTTTCTGTCGTTGCATTGCAACGCCGGTGATATTATAACTTGTATGAACTCTACTCTGAGGAGAGACAGTAATGTTTATAAAACTTGTAAGAAGCTTGGCGAGTTTCTTAACTTGCATAATCTTTTCGAGAAGAGGATTGTTTGTCTGTCTGTGTAGTTTTTTAAGAGCTTCGTTATCAGAAGTCATTTTCTTGGGGTCGTTAGCACTCTTTCTCCTCTTGAACTGTATAGGTAAACCCATGTCTATAAAAAGGAGTTGCTGTAATTGCTTATAAGACCCAAAGTTTACCTTCCTTCCTATTTCCTCTTCAAGATTTTCTTCAAGCTCTTTTAAAGCTTGCTCTGTTTCTTCCTTCATCTCCAGTCTTTTCTTATTATCTATGTGAAGTCCCTGTACTTGAAGCATAATTGAGGGATGAATCTGAGCCATCTCCTTTTCAAAGACTTGCATTTGTCCAGACTTTTCTAGTTCTCTCTTCATTACCTTCCAAATTCCATAAGTATTAGCAGCATCTGAGGCATTGTAAAATGCAGCAGCTTCGAATTGAAGATGTTTCCAAGAGGGAACATTTAAACAGATTGAAGCTTGGAAGCCAAGATTTCTAGGTACTTCTGGCCAGCAAACGTGTGTAGCTATCATGGTATCAGCAATAATATTCTTACAAAAGATTTTGTTATTATGCCAAAGTACTGTGATATCATAGGCAGCATTCTGCATAATAAGAGGTTTTGTAGACAGTACCTTGTTAAGACTTTGCCAGATTTCTAACTCTCCGTCTATACTATAGCAAGGCTTGCGATTCTTAATAAGTTCAAAGGCAACAGCATGTTTAGGGCTATCTGCAATGCCCATAATATCCACATGAGAGCCAGGACTTGTCGTTTCTATATCTACAGCAATTGGCCCTTTGTGTTCATTAAGTAACCATTCAAGATACTGTAGATATTCACACTTTGAAATACTGGACTGGAGAATCCTATTGTCTTTGGGTAGATCTGGGGTATGAGAATTAGCCAGAGCTTTTCTTAAATCCATCACAACTTGAAATCCTAGGTTCCAAGTATAGCCAACAGCCGTTGGATGATAAGTAGGAAGAACTTTTACTCCGGGAACCAGAGTGCTCTCAGTGATATAACCCCTGGCTCGTTCAATACCTTTCATTCCAGTCAGTGTGTACAGTGCAGTAGCTCCTAAAGCAATGATTATATTAGGCTTAAATGCAATTATTTCTTTCTTTAGATATTCGATGAAAGCCTTCATCATCGGTTTAGGGGTTGTTTGTTTAGTATCTTCGTAATAGAAGCCTATTTTATTCCCAGGAGGTTTTTCCCTGGCGACGTTTGCAATTAGACAATCTTGTCTGTTTATTCCTGCCTGGTTTAACAGAGTATCAAAGACTTTTCCTGCTGGGCCCATAAGAGGCTTACCTGTTTTATTCTCCAACTCTCCCGGCGCCTCAGCTACAAACATAATATCGGCAGTTGGTGGTCCGGTCGTCAAGATAAACATCAATTTCCTCCTTTTATTTAATTTAAATAGCAGGCTGTCCGAGCAAGTCTGAAACAGCTTTCATTAGCTTACAGTCTTACTCCCTCCCATCTAGCCTTGCCTGCTCGGTTCACGTTTTATTGCTGGGAGCAGGATTCGAACCTGCGCTGTATAACTTGCCGACTCCTTCACAGTTATCATTATACGCTTGTGCGAACGCTATGTTTTGGCCGCACTGTCAGCAGTAAGCGTCTACCAATGATAAGCCCTCTCGATAGAGTTTGACATGGTTGACTATTGTCAAATCGGAGACTTATCAATTCCGCCATCCCAGCATTTTGGTCTAAGTTAATTTTATATAACTCCACATTGAAAAACGAAGAGAGCCTCTTTCAGTTTTCCTGGGCATAGCCCAGAGGTTATTCACCCAAGTCTTCTTTTTAAACTTAACTGAAAGCCTCTTTCTGATACTATCAACCTTGAGAGTTTGCTGATGATACGTCAAATCTGAGATATCAGTAGTCAGAATTACTTTACCTAGCTTTAGTGTTAGAGTTTTGTAAGATGGACACTCCTTCATTTATTCCTCCTCCTCAGAAATACCAAAGGTGTAATATAATAGAGAATATTGCTATCGAATTTACAATATTTGCAATGGCTAAAAGTATTATACATAACCATATCTTAGTATTCATTTATTTTCCTTTTAACAATTATTAAAGATTATCGGGATTCTTTTTTTAATTTTAGCTAAAAGCGGCCTCATCAATTCTTTCATTTGAGGATGCGCAGCCTTTGTTGTCCTAAGTTTAAAGATATGCATCCATTCCCTTAAATTGCAAGTCATTACAATTTCTGTTTTGAGAGAATTTGGAAGAACGGACCTGGCCTGTTGAGGAGACCAACCTTTACCTAATAAATCAATATAATCCCTTTCAGCATTTAACATTGCTTCAAGCCAGATTGTGGAAGATGTACTGAGATGTTCCTTCAAATCTCCATAGTTATATTCACACACTCCAAGATCCATGCACCAAGGAGGAAGAATAAAAGTAACTCCCCCTTTATAATTACAGTATCTTGTACTTTCTTGGGAGTACGCTGCAAGTCTATGCCTTACAATCTCATGTGTAACTCCTCTGTCACAGATGAATCTTACAGACATAAAAGCATGTTCAATTACTGAATGGTGACCTCTCTTAACAACCATCTTGACGAACTTTTCAGCACTGTCCTCTGTTATCTTATCTTCAGATTTATAACAAGTCCTTCCTGCTGCCTCGATAGTTTTAAGAGGCTCTGGCAAGATAAAAAGTATCTTATGACTTGGCTTTATAAGTTTCATTATTCCTAGTCCTCCTCTTTTAATCTATCATCAAATTTCTTATTGTTTATAAAAGTCAAAAGCATCATGCAGTTCGCAATAACATGACATAAAGGATGTTCTCCTGATTCGTCATCTTTATCTTTACACAAATAAAACCAGTCAACTAAATGTCTTATAGTTGCTGCAAACAATTTGCTAAAGGTAATTCCTGGCATCCATGTTCGGATTCCGTTATATTTAATACTTCCCTTTTCAAATACTCTTATAACTCCACTTAGGACTTCTATCGGTATACAAGCCCAATTAAGTTTTCCTTATGATTCTTTTCTTACTTCACCCTCATTCCAATTCATCTTCTATCTCCTTTAAACAATTATTTATCCTCTTAATAGCTGTAGCGTAAGCTTCTATTGAGCTGTCTACGCCTTCACAGATAAGCTTTAGTTTTAAGCCCGCAATTATGCTTGAACCGCTCCCAAGAAACGGATCAATCAGTTGTTGTCCAGGAAGAGAAATCCTTTCAAGAAGGTCTATTAATAAGGGAATAGGTTTCTGGAAAGGGTGAGATTTATCTGAAATTATAGGGTCACATTGTACCCAGTCAGCTTGACCTTCTTTGACTAACCTAGCATTATCCTTCCGCACATAAAGTAACATCTCATAACAGGAACTGGGCCAAATTGCTGGTAAATTACACTGTCCCACTTTACGCTTAATCCAAATTAGAGGCTTAACATAAGCTCTCCACCCAGCCCCTATAAATAGCTGTTTTAGGGCCCAGAAATGCTCCGGAGCACAAAAGATAAATCCATGTGCTGCTGATGTTGTAAATCTAAAAGACTCCTCTGCAAGAACCTTAAGTAGCCGCATAGTTTGTTCAGTTTCATCGCTGAGTTTATATCCAGAAGAAGTAAGAGAACCTCCTGTATTCTGGCCTATCTCTATAACTAACTTGTCTACATTAAAGCCGTATGGAGGATCTGTCAAAAGGACATCTTTACAATTATCAGGGATGCTTTTCATATACTCAACTGCGTCTATATTATAAATCTTAAAGAGACCTGCCTTCTTAGTAGAAGCTTCTTCATAGACTTTTAAGCTTTCCATTGTAGTTTGCAGCTTCTGCAATCCCTTCGCTGCCTTTGTAAATTCATTCTTCTTCTTAGCATTCTTGAGTTCTGGAAAGGCCTTAACCATTTGTGCTCTTTCGAGCTCAGCCGCTACTGTGCCCCTGGTCTTTCCCAGCATCTTTGCTGTATCATCTAAGCTGTGACCTCCTAACCTACCTGAGACACTTTCCCCTTTCTCTTGTTGCATTAATTTGTGAAGCTCCTCAGTAGCCAAGGCATACTCGGCAGGTGTTAGGTCTTTTCTATAAAGATTTTCTTCCAATTCATAGAGGCGCATTTTTACTGGATCGACCATATCTTCATAAAGAACTTTAACTTTTAGCCCTTCTAGAATACATGCAGCTACGCGGCGGCCTCCAGCGATAAGTTCATTTTCTCTGTTAATTATTGTAGGTTGAATTTGTCCGGTTTCTCTTAAGGATTTGCCAAGCTCTTTAAGATTTCCCAAGTCTTTTCTAAATCTGTCTAATCCATCTTTAACTTTTATTTCTAGGGGATCTATAAAAAATACCATATTTTCTTCCATTACTTCTCCTTTTTTCTTCCCTCTTCTAATACTTTTCTTGCTTCTGGAATCCATTCCTGCCACTGTTGATCTACAAGATAGTCAACTGCTGCCTGATTTCCAAAGTCTCTACATTTCTTAGTACAGATTTCTCTTGCAAGTCTTTCTAAGTTATCCATTTCAGATCTTCCCTTTTACTTTCAAACAAGTCCTAGACCTTTAAGAATTCCAAGTGTTTCTGTAGTGACTTTAACATTCTTACCTTTCTTCCTGGCTTCGCCAGATTTCTTTGCCCCTCTAAAGGTTACAGGTTTAGCTAGATCAACAGCTCTCCTTTCAGAATAGAGAAGAAAGAAAATTCTTTGCTCCATTTGGCTCATTATATTAAAGTCTGTTCCGAGTTGTTCTAAGTGCATTTTATAAATCCTTTGGAAGAATTGGAGTTAATTTAACCTTTTCAACTATGAAAAGGTGCTTACAAGTACTACATTTGATGAGATTTATTGCAATTAATTGAGCTTGCCCTGTAGGGGATTGAACAGAGGAAAGTTTTTTAAATGTAGTAAGACCAGTTTCAAAGACTATACACTCGCAATTAGGGCAGGTTACTGCTTCCAAAGTATTTATATTAACATTAATTCTTTGCTGTTGTTGCTTATTGTTTAGCATCTTTGTTTTCTCCTTTGTTTTTAAATAAGTAAGTGAGTTATCTCCAAACAGACTTCCACTGCTTTGCTATCTAGCAACAAAGTGATACTCACTTACTAAGGTAGAATGACCATAGCTCTACCCTTTTGAATAAGTAAAACTGGGTTTAGTTATTCTTCTATAATAACCATTTTGTCTATTTGGTTTCTCGTGATGCCCATATACTCGTTAATTGATAAGGTAACCATAACAGGTATTCCTATCCACTCTTGATTGGTAAGGGACTCAGCAATTATTGCAGGGGTGTCCATATTAATCTTCATCCCGTCAGCGAAGCGTTTCAACATATTTATCTTACTTTGCCTCTTATTACTCCTACCGTCCTTTGTAGGTTCATCTTCATCTCCTGGTTTTGGAAGCCAGTTTCTATACTGATGATGACTTCCGTCTATAGGAGTTTCTCCGTCTGACATAAGACCGCCGTTATTATCCAAAGCTATCTTCCAGACAATGGCATTTTGCTCTGTAGCAAATACTACACTAATAACATTGCCTCTATAGTTTCCGCCTGGAGTGAGGGGTTCCGGTTTGTACTCATCCTCAAGACTGAAGTCAGAGTCTGGGCTGAAGCCTTCATCTGAAGGTTCCGGGGAGTCAAAGGGAGTTGTTTCTTCCGAGTTTACTTCTTGTTTTTTAGTCATAATTACTTCTCCTTTGGTTAGTGTTAAGAAATGATAATTTTTGGTGTTTCTGGGCTGTTATTTAACTTTCACCTCCTTTTTCTTAAGCCTCTCTAAGCCTGTTTTTAAAGCTGTTTGGAGTGCAGAATAACTGTTAGGAATTTCAGCGGGTAATAACTTTTCAACTCCAGAGAGCCTACTTCTTGCTTTGTAGTATCCTCTGGGCAGGGTTCTAAGGTAAAAAACAGTTTCAAGAATTCCTCCGGGCTTTTTTGCCTTCACTTGTTTTGAGAAAGCACAATAAACTTCATCGAAGTATCCGGGTATGATTGTAGATAATTGTCCCGTAAGTAATGGTGTTGCTCCAATAATGGCCCCTGTTTCTTGATCTTGAACAATTTGTAAATGAGCTATTACAATAACATTACAAGGAAAACTAATGATTTGCCTTAATTTTCCCTCCATTAGATTCTTAACTATCATGTAATGTACTGACCAGAGAGGGCCGCCAGTAACAGATCGTTTAGGGTCAAGCTGGAGTGCTCTTTCCATTGCCATATCAGTCATGGAAGTAGTACTATCTATTACAATAGTCTGATACTTTCCTGCCTCTACGTCTTTTTTAACTTCTCGAATAGCTTTTTCCAGTGCTACCCAACCTACCGCAGATATTGGAAACGATTCATAGTCAAAATCCTTACCTCTATAACTTTGAATACCGTTATCTAGATCAAATAAGAATCCTGGAGTTGGGCAACTTGCAGCAAACACACTTTTTCCAGGTCCTACGTCCCCAGCCAGAAATATCTTTACGTACTCACTATTAGGCGTAACATTTTTAGCGTTTTGTCTTTCAGTCATTTGTTTTTTACCTCCCTTTTAATATGTTACTTCAACACCTTTGGCAACTTCCCACGGTTCAGTTTCATAAAAGCCTACTAAGAATTCTTCCCCTAAAGGACAGTTTTGCTCACAAAGAAAGGAATAGCCACACTTGCCGTAAATAAAGCAGTTGTCTAATTGTACAGGCCAAAAGTTTTCCTTAATACTTCTAAGAATACTTTCAGCAGTATTAAGAAAGGACAGCCGCCAAGAAACAAGATCTGCACTTGTATAAATCTGAGGAATTCTTTCAAACTCTATTTTGAGCTTTCCATACTCTCCCGTTTTTTTACTCTTTCTGGAAGAAAGATGATGAAATACTACAAGACTGCCGTCAGGAGGTTCTTCTGGATTGAGTCTTACTCCTGCATAAGTATAACCTATAAGCTGAGGACTTCTATGAATTCTATTCTTCTGAATAGAGAGAGGTTGCCCAGTAGTCTTGTGTTCTACTTGCCAGGATCTTTCATCGAGGAGAACTTCCATGTCAATCTTACCCGTGAAGTTGAGTCCTTCTTGGTTTATTAGAGGGAAGAGCCGTTCTTCTTCTGGAGAGAGCTTCATAGAGAGTTTGAAGGCCCTTTCAGTTTCTACTACCTTCAACATTCCCTCGTCACGATTAAAATGTGATACATAAGTTATTAATGCTTGAGCATAATTCTCTAATGTTCTATAGTCTTCATAAAATAATGCTTTGGAAGACTCTTCTTCCCAGGAAGCTTTGGCTCCTTCGACGGCAGCCTGAAAGGCCTTTCCGTCATGCTGCCAACCATATTCTTTGGTATAGTTATAAAAAGCATCCATACCGGCATGGTAAGCTATGCCATATCTGAGGGCAGTACTTCCATAGTTAGACCTCAAATTCCTTATATATTGGTAATAGTACTTTCTTGGACAGGTTACGAATTGACTTCGTTTTGAATTGTCTAATTCTAACATTTTTCTTTTTCCTTAAAATAAGGCAGGGCTTAATAGCCCTGCCTGTTTGTTTATTCTAAAGATTCTTAAGAAGTAACGCCCGGTACAGCAAGTCCAATTCCAGAGAGGAATTTTTTGGCAAC